CATTGTCATCCATACTGCGCCAGCAATAAACGTTAGTACGGCAACAGTGACTAGTCTTGTTACAGTAGACCACACAGACTTACGAGTATCACGCCATGCTTCTAGTAAGCTACGCATCTCAGTTATATCTTTGTGTGCGTCATCATCTAGCAGTCCAATAGAACGTAGGGCTTCCTTTGCCCCACGTCTAGCTGCACGGTCTAGCATAGCTTCTAGTTCATCAGATGTTAGCTTAATGTCCGACATGGCCTAACTCTTATGGTTTAGTAGGCCAATCTGCGTCCTCTAGGTGAGGCCAGTTAGCATGGGTAGTAATATCACGTAATGCTTGACGATAAGCTGTTTGTTCAGCAGTCATAGTCAAGTCAGATGATGCCCACCAATCTGTTTCAGCTATACGTGTGTCTCTTTTAGAACGATTTACAATAGACATATTATTATTATAATCAGTAATTTCATCAGCACTTTTACTTGAGACTGTCCAACCTAATGTCCACGTATCACCCGACAGAGTAGGAGTACTATTTTGCGTTAAGTTTTGTGTTTTTATATCAAAAGAAGGTTGATCTTCTACTACAACGCTATAAACACCCCAAGACTCTAGTGTACTAGAGCTTATATTTCTAGGAAACGATGTGTTTGGATTATCACGGCGCAGTAGTCCGATCGTGTAAGGGTATTGATCTACTGCTCCATTTGTTATTTTAACATACATTTTTACTTTTCTCCTTTAAAAGTCAAATTTTTCTTCTGTAAGAGTAGCAGGACTATTAGTTTGCGTCACTGTTGGTATTGTGATACCATCTGCACCTGTACTCGTACTAAAGTTTGTTGATTCAGTGTATAGAGCAGTAGCATCACGGTACCCAGTAGTTAAACTTTCATATAAAAGATTACCATAAACACCAGTACCACTTCCGTCAGCAGGAAAGGCTCCACAAAATTGAGATTCATTAGCTGTTGCTGATGCTCCTTCAGCACGAGTACTGCCATTAATTAATAATAGGCCGTTTGCAGAGTCTAATGAAATACCCCAAAATTGAGTATTATTGTTACCTGAAACAGCCCCTAATCTATTAAGCCACTGAAGTGTTCCACTAGAGTTATATTTAGCAACAAAACCTTTTGTAGGGCCACTTTCGCCGTATCCGCATACATAAACATCTCCAGTACTGTCATCTGCATCAATACTAAAGCCATAACAAGTTGAGTTAGATACCTGCTGAAGTTTCTTTTTCCAAGTCACATTAAGGTTGCTATCATACTTACATATTATAGCACCTGTGCCTTCTGTTGCTGTGTCGTCTCCATAACCTGTAGCATAAACATTATCACTACTATCTGTGTGTCCGTTTAGGAAAAAAACGTTTTTACCGCTTACAGGAGATACAAGTAGTTTTTTACTGAGGTTAGTAGCATCTAGGTCTGATTTAGTTACGACAGCTTTATACTGTCCAATAGTATAACCAAAGTTATATATTTTATTTGATGAGTTTATAGCCATACTGAATTGCTGAAAGCCAGAAGAAGAATATATTTGATACGACGAATTAGAAACAACAGAAAGATTACTGCCTAATAGTTTATGCCAACTTGCACCGTCAGCACCGTTGTTTTTAGAGTGACCCACATATACATTACCATTAGAGTCTGCAGCAAGAGTCTGACCATAACCATAATCGGGTTGACCATTAGTATTTTCTCCTGCTGCCCTGTGAAAAGTGGCTGTTCCAGTACTAGCATCAAAAGCACTATATATACATTGTGTATAGTTATTATCGTTTGCTCCATGACCAACACCAAGAACATCACCAGTAGTAGAGTGATAATATGCACCTCTAAAACGATTTGTCTGACCGCTTCTACCTGCACTTAATAATCTAACTAAATCTCCTGCGCTATCTAATGTAGCAATATGAGCAACTTTACCACCTCCTGAACTAGGATTTGCAGAAAAAGGATAGTGATAATAGCCATTATCTGTGTCAATAGCCACATTAAAACCCGCATCAGTGTCTACGTTTGTAGCTCCTAATACGTTAATCCAACCACCTGCACCAGAAGCAGAAGACATCATAAATTTTTTAGAATTTAGCATTTATTTACCTTACGTTAAATTTCTTCCTGCCAAGAAGCCGTACCAAGTTGTGCCGCCATCATGTGTATAAAACACAAATTGATCAACTGCTGAAGCTACATTAGTTAAGCTAGGAGATGTTCCGTTATTCCAATCTACTGCACTAGGCCATGTTACAGTATAACCACTAGCACTTGCATCTTGTACAATCTTCAGTGAGAAACCATAAGCTGTACCACTAGAAGGTGGATTACTAAATGTAAACGTGGTGTTCTCACTTAGTGTATGGCTGAATACGTTACCTGCTTCACAGTCAATCGTAGTTGCGTTACTTGATGATGTAACAGAAGCAAATGTTTCATTATAAGATGTTACCACAAGTTCGCCATCAATGTCAACATCACCTGTGTAACTTTCTAGTGAGAAGTCAGTAAGCTTACCATCAAGTTGTGTTTGTATGTTTGACGTTACACCATCTAGGTAGTTAAGTTCTGTAGTAGTAATATTAGCTGTAGCTACAGTACCTGATACGCTTGACACAAGTACACGCTCTGCAGTAAGACCAGAGTCGTCTAGCTTACCGTCAATCTGTGTCTGTAGAGAAGTAAGATTAGTTTGTAGTCCATCTACGTTAGCGACAGTATGGTTGTGGCTATCATCAGCAATAACTGTAGTGATAGTAATATTAGATGAACCATCAAAGTTAGCTGCACCTGCTACATCACCAGCTAAACTAATAGTACGTGCTGTAGTAAGTGTGTCTGCTTGTGTAGCTGTACCTGTAATAGATGCATTAATATTACCTGTAACAGTAAGGTCACCATCTACGTCTGCATTACCTGTGACATTTAAAGTCGCCACATTAGCAGTATCAATAGAGCCTGTATCAATATAAGCAGTGCCATCAATATATGCATTACGCCATTCGCTTCCAACAGCACCAAGATCGTAAGAATCATCAACAGAAGGAATAAGACTTGACGCAATATCTGCATTTACTGTCACCGTATCAGTGGCTGCATTACCTAGTGTAGTGTTACCGTTAGCAGTAAGGTTACCTGTAACCGTTGTATCAGTTGATACTGATAGTGTACCTGTGATAGATGTAGAACCAGCAGACAAAGCACCAGTAGCTGTAATAGCTGCAACAGAAAGATCACCTGCTAGATAAGCATCTTTGTATTTCAGGCTAGAAGTACCCAAGTCCACTGTATTAGTTGTCTTAGGGCGTAGTACAGTAGCTGTAGCTACAATGTCTTGCGCTGGGCCGATGACTTCGATAGGTGCACCCTCACTAGTAGTACCATCGTGTGTGTGGCCTGTGCTAGCGTTAAAGGCTGCTTCTACAGCGTTAAACTCGTTGTCTAGATCATCAGCATCAATAACATTACCGTTAGATATGTTGTTAGCTGTATCTGCTCTTACGTAACCTGTACCCATAAGATTTCCTTACTGTCTGTCATCTGTAGCAAACTCGAAGATTGCTGTGTCTAATAAAAATGAAGCATCAGAGCTTTTATCTTCGATGCGGATTGCTACAGTCTCACCTGATCCTACTACTTGATTGATGTAGCTTTGTGTGCGTGGCGCACCAAATACAGCACTACCAAACTTAGATGTGTTGTCACTGTAAATACCTACTGCACCACCTGTTTGTGTTATACTAAATGTTGGTGGTTGTATGTAACCTGTTTTGTTTTGGTTAAACCTAAGACCTGCATTAATGTTAATAGCACCAAAAGGTTTAATATAGAAGTCTAACTTATAGAATGTCTTACGTACTTGTGGATCATTGATAGGCATAAAAGGTGATTCATAGATAGCATCAATGTTCTCACCGTCTAAGCTAGTACCTGCGTCCATGTTATATACATAGCCATCATTGTTAGCAAATACACGATACTCATCTTCACCAATAAACTGAGAGTCAGCTATGTATACTTTAAACCCTTTTAGTTCTGCCCACTGAAAGCCTTGCCCACCCTGGTCAACAAACTTAGTGCCTAACACACCCTTAGCGATCTTAGACTGTTCACCTGCTACGTAAGCGAATAAGCGATACTGAGCTTTTCCACGAATAACTGTGCTAGCAAAACTTGCTGCGTAATCCTGTAGTTTAACTACTGTAGGTCTAATGTTCTTAGATGCAACATCAATACCGAAGTCACCAATGCGGTCTGTTGAGCTTAGTGTGCGTAACCCATCTGGGCCAAGGAACATAACATCAGCGCCAACCTCTTGTATAGTATCAGCACTTAAGCACCCTAAATCTTCAGTCACAGCGTTCATTGTAAAGTCTGCTGCACTAGAGCCTGTGATACGCATAATCTTATCTACTGCAAAGACGATAAGCTGATCACGAAAGACAATCAAACCAGTTATCTCTGATCCGATGCTAATACTTCCTGCGCCGTTAGCTGGGTCTAGATCATCTGCACTGTATGGTGCTGTAAAGACTAGCTCTGTGCCTACACCAAAGAAGAGAGTACTCTTAAACAAACATACGTGATTAGCACCTTCTACAGCATCGTTAGTCGCTGAAGTTGTCATGTAAGTTAGTGTGTTTGCTGTACGATCATAGTAAGCAGGAAAGTTAACACCATCAACAAAACATATCTGATAAGCGTTATTAAAGTTATAACGAGCCTGTCTAGCTTTATTAAAGTTTACGTTAGGTGCTGTAGCTAGTGATGACCAAGCAGGAGTAGCGTCTGTAGCATTAGCTATATAATAAACAC